CATTGATTGTAATACCAGCACCATCAGCGGCAATAGCATCTGCAGCAGAATCTGCCAGTACAATATTTTTATCGTTTATACTAACGGTTGTTGAATTAATTGTTGTCGTAGTACCTTGAACTGTAAGGTTGCCTTGGACGACTAATTCACCAGATATATCTACATTATTAAATGTTACGTCATCAGTAGTTGCAACCGGTTGGCCGATTGAAAATACACCTGTAGATGAGTCGTATGTTACACCAGTACCACCATCAAAATATTCGCGAATTTGCTGAGCAGATACACCATCAGCTAAAGCAGAATCAAATCTGGCACGAGTATAATAAAGATTGCCACCCTCTGCCAGGTCATTTGTAGTATTTGCATCCAAAGAGAATGCTGCAGGTGCACCGTTTGAATCTTTTACAGCAAATGAGCCTGCTTGATCTACAAGACTAATGCCACCTAGATAAATGGTATTACCACTCAGGTGTAGGTCTTTCCATTTCTTCGCTGGACTGCCTAGGTCATATGTGCTGTCTAGGTTTGGTATTAAACTACCATCGATAGTTTGAATGGCAAGAATAAAATCAGAATCAAAGTTTTCTGCACTATAAATCTCTTCAACGTCAATGCTGAATTGGCCTGTGGCAGAATCATATGATAAATCACCACCAGCGCTAATATAACTTCTAACTAAATTTACAAGCGATGTAGTTACGTAATCGCCACCAGCATCTGAGTCATATAATAGCACATCGCCAGTTTGCTTACCATCTGTATTAATTCCTAATAGGTTGTCAATCGTTGCAGCAGTTGAAACGTTTTTAGTTAATGGTATACCAAGAACAATTTTCTTAACTATTGTTCTTCCAGTTGAATTTTTCATCGGCATATCGTTTACTTCGTGACTGATGGTGTTACTTGAATTCGGCCTTCAAGTATTCTTTCAACGATCGTATCGCCGTCGCTGTCTATGAAAGCTAGTTCAACATCGTACACGTATCTACCGGCTTTTAAAGTATCTGTCTGGGTATTTGTAAGGCTTAGTGTAATAATGCCATCTGTCGGATCTGCACTGATGCCGGTAATAAAAGTAATTGTATCTGAAGAGTCACTATTATAATTCTTCTTCATTTTGGAGTTAACCGTATGTGAGGTTAAATTCTTTTTTGCACCAGTGATATTAACACATTGTAATTCTATAGTGGTGTCTGCTCCCTGATCTATCGTGAGCTCTTCGTAGGTGGCCATGAAATTTCCTTTATTTTCTTTATTTTCTTTGTCGGACGTGCGTAACGCCCCTGCCTTGGTTTATTTATACATAATATATATTATGGAACCACAATGCTGATATGAAAAGAATTATTTTTAGTTTATATATTGATATTGATAAGTCAGAGTTGGATTATCAAGCACCTTATGCTTGGGATACTGATCAGTTACCCAAGACGGAAAAGACCAAGTTGTTGTTCCAAGAGTATTATCCTTGGCTTAAGGAAAGACATACTGATTATTCACGCGGCCTTGGTGTTGACTATATTCTATATGAGAATGATGAGAAGTGGTATGAGTTTAAAAAGTATTTTAACAAAACATATCCACAGGTTACTGCCTATAATGTCATTAACTTTTATAAAATACATTTGCTATATGAGTTAAGTAAAAAATATGACGAAATACTTTATCTAGACTTTGATGTAGTACCATTAAACAATGATAATTTCTTTAAAACTTGGGATTTACAAAACAATGGCATTGCAATACTTCAAAACAACTCTCACGTCTTGTATCGGTATCACGAGGTAACGGATGCTGTACATATATCATCAATTCGTTCGCCAACGGCAAAGTATTGGAACTGTAAAGCAATGCTCATCGAGTGTGATATGTCCGGTGATAATGATGTGTTTAATACAGGTATTATCGGCGCATCGGCAAAGGATATTAAAAAATTAAATTATTGGGGTGACTTCGATAAAACCATAGCACTAATGGATAAACTACAATCCGATGTTGATATGTGGCCAAAAGAAATACGTCTTATGTTTGGTTATGACAATGAAACTATTTGGGGATATAAGGTTAAAATGAACGATGTAAAGATACAATGGTTGGATGAGAAGTGGCATCATTTTCTAGACCGATGGGATTATATTAAACCTGGCTGTACATTGTGTCACGTAATTAACAAAAAGTTTAAATATGTCAGGAACTGGTATGAAAAGAATAGTTTATAGTATTTTTACTGAGAACCTAAATCCAGGTCACGCATCGTCTTCTGATTATAAGCTAAGTCAATTTAAAAAATATAAATCACAATTAGAAAAGGCGCAAAGGGATTACGCTACTAGTTGTGGTGCAACCTACACGCTGTTTGAAAGCACGACGACTGCATATGATGAAATACAATTTAACAAGTTGTTTTTATTAGAAGAACTTGCCAACGATTACGATGAGGTTCTCTATTTAGATTTTGACGTCGTACCAACCACTAAGCTAAATTTCTTTAATGTATGGAATCTAAATTCAATATGCGCTTATAATATAGAGCAAAATGTGGATAGAGATGCGCTAATTGGTGCGTTAAATCATGACGGCTTTGATGCAATGAATATGTACAGTAAAACATGTGCAAAAAATGCTATGTTAGAACTAGATGGTCTATCCGGATCCAAAGGTGTTATTAACACTGGCGTTATTGGGGGTAATAAAGAATCAATCTCTAAATTAAATTTCATTAATCGATTTGATAGACTTAAAAATATTCTTCAAGAAGCTATTATAGATAATCTATATCCAGAGGAAATACACAAACACTGGAGAGATAATAATGAAATTTTTATTACATACCTCATTGAAAGATATGGTATTCCATATACTAATATTGGTCTATCTTGGAACTTTTTACTAGACCATAATCATCCGGACATATCTGCTGGTGGCCACTTCCTACATCATGTGAATAAGGATTTTCAAAGATCTTTTAAATAACACTAAAGTGTATTATAACACATTTGCATTACATGTAAATTACAAATAAATAAAAGTTATTAAAGTGATTCTTTTTGATATAACGCACATGCTGCAATTGTAGCTTCAACGATAGAAGTTGCTTTACGAATTGCTGCTTTACCCGTCCTATCTTTACTATTCTTAATGACTTTATTCTCAAATAAGTTTAGTTTATAAGTAAACAAATATTCTTTAAGCTCTTCTTCACCGTGTTCTCTGAATAAAGTTTCAGCAGAAATTTTTAGGGCAGCACCCCTGTCAGTATTTGTATCATAAACTAGTCCTCTTTTTTTGGCTATTTCGATGACTTGTTTTTCAAATAAATTATTTTGTTCACGGATATGCTTGTATGTATTTTCATGTATTTGATCTATGGTAATATGCGTGAGTAATTCCTCCCACGCGGCATCACCTTCCTTGGCTTCGGTATATTCAACTTGAACATTGTCACCCTTATCATCACACCAATAAACTTCAACCGTGGTACGCTCATTGTTAGAAAAATGAGCTGTGAGTAAGTTATATCCTTGCATTTTCTTTTCGCCTTATAGTTAACTAATTTTTAAATAATATGTTGATGCCGTTACTGCAGTGCCATCGGGGAATTCTTGAGAGCGATAATCGTCGGCATTTACAAATCTGGTTTGATAATTGCCACTACCGTTTAATATAGTATCCGTCATACCAGAACCCCTATTATTACCAATTGTATAACTGTAACGTATATTCGTTCCTGCACCAGCTGCGGCATATCTTACATGATTTTGCAATAGCGTATCAAATAAACTGGTGCTAAAGGCTTGCACATTATTATTTGATGCTGTTAATCGTAATGGTTTAATATAACTAACGGCCGAACCATCAAACTTATAGAGATAAAAATTACTAATAGTGGTTGGTTGGTCTAATGCCTCTCCAATTGCGCCCGCAGTATATAACGAGGTATCAGCTCTAGTGTCCGAAAACACTGGGGTTGCACTTACTAAAGTCTGGCCACCCAGACCACCAGCATTAGTGTGAATACGATATGTGCCACCCTGCAGAGTTGTTGTGCTACCACTTGTTAAAACGGCAATTGCAGGATTAATGAATGTATCATACACATCGGTATCACTCATTGGTCTAAAACCACTATTGTAATAATATACTGGATATGAACCTTCAGCACCAGCTGTTGGTGCTGAAACCGATGCAACTGTTTGATTTATCTTGGCAAAGTTAACGGTAACTGTTCCAGGTTCTGCTGTTTCTGCTTCGGTAGAAAATCTTTCAACCCGTGTTAGAGCAGCGCCAGCGGTTTTACGCGTATCACTTATGGTACCAAGGCTACCACCAGAAGCAACTACATCTAATGTAACTGATGGTGATAGTGAATAAACATATGAAACTTGACTAACAATATTTGCGACCTCAGATGTTGTCATCGTTTTTATGGATGATGTTCCTGCATCCCAATATAGTGGCTGTCGCACTGCCATAATTTAACTCCCAGGACTGTAAATTGTTTTTACTGGTGTTCCAGCATCATTATAGATTATAAGAGAAACCGTACCATTAAACTTGGAGCTAGTGATTGATGTATTTGCAATTTTATTTACAGTAACTGCACTTGATGCAATTTTTGCCTCAGTAACTGCATTTGATGCAATTTTATTTACAGTAACTGCACTTGATGCAATCTTTGCCTCAGTAACTGCACTTGATGCAATTTTTGCCTCTATAACTGCATTTGATGCAATTTTATTTACAGTAACTGCATTTGATGCAATCTTTGCCTCTATAACACCAGAAGTAATAATGCTAAATTTACCTTCGCCAAAATTAAATCCAATACCATTAGCGCTATCACTAGCAAAATAACCTTTTACTGTATCGCCATCAGCAGCACCAACCAATTTAATGACACCCGTGGTGTTATTATAAGCTAATGATAAACCCAATGCTGAATCATTGTTAATTGATATACCACCACGAGAAATTGAAATAATTTCCGATGAGTCATCAAACGGCACCACTATAGCTCTTAATGCATTAATGGCATCAACTACGTTATCATCGCCGGTGACTAATTGCGCAATGTCACCAACGTCACTCGAGATGTTATTGGTTTTAGTGACCAGCGTCGATACTGGGTCTGATAGGTTAATTACTGTTACTGCCATTTTTTTCCTCTAGCATTCTCAATAGAATATTTTTAATGTCTGAGATATCGTTTTCTAATTGTTCAATCTTAGACTGATTTTTTCTTACGACTGCTTTGGCCTTCCTCGCAGTGGCTATTTCATTCTTATTTATATTCAAAATAGCACCGGATACCGGATCTCTTGTGAGACCCGGATGCCCGTCAACTTTTATTAATTGTTTCATTACGTGGCTAATGCAATAACTCTTAGATCTCTAATGAGTGGAACTCTAGAGCTACTAGTAGAAGTCATTACAATTTTAACTTGGTATGTAGTAAACGGTGACAATGTACCAGTAATACCACCGGCCAAATATTCGTATTCTCTAAAAGTTACTCTATCGTTATCTGCCGGCATTTCGGTTTCTTTATTAACCAAAATCCAAACCTTATCATCCAAAACATCATCGCCTGTACCAACTTTGTAGTAAACATCAAAATCAGCTTCAGTAGGCTTATTTGCAGTTAACAAGATTTTAAGACCAATACCTGGTTCTTGCAATGTAATTTGCTTACTGACGTGTTTAGCCGCAGCGGTTCCTTCTGTAGGATCTGTTTCAGCCACATACACTAATGGTACATTATAACCATTTGTAAGTGAATCATCTTGTTTATCAATTACGTTTTCGGTTACCGTCATTGATACTCTTTGTAAATCAACCACAGGTGATACGTTTACATCTTCTGTTGAAAAATCAAGTTTAATTGTCGCAGACTTAGCGCTAGCCAAGAATTTCGTCTGACTTGCATTGGTCAATATCACCTTAGGCTCAGTTGTAAAATTAGTTCTATTTGGTGAAATTAGTGAATAACTTGATGCTTTAGCTCTTGTGTTAGTTCCAGTCGTTCTATTTTTAGAACCGGCATATGAACCGCCTGAAGTAAACTTAGCACTTACAGAAATAGTCGTCAAATCTGGTGTTATTGATTGAATAACTGGGATATATTCATCAAAGTGCGACTGTTGTGTAACAATCACACCATCACCGCCACCACGCAAGGTAGTTGTTGCTTGTGAACCTGCACCAATAGTGAATCCAGTCCAATCAACTCCAGTAACAACTCGTGTTCCATTAATGCTTGAAGCTGCCACACCACCAATGCTATCTTCGCCAAAACCGGATACTGTAACAACGTCTCCAGTAATAAATCCATGACCTGTCAATAAGATATGAACATCAGAATCACCAGTAGTAGTTAGAATTGGATTAGTGTTTAACAATTCATTTGGTGGCGCACCATTTTCAAGCAATGCAACACCGCTAGTTGAAAACACAGCCTTGTTTAATGTAAACATTAAATCACGGGTTTGATCTGGTGTCCAAGTAAAAGCATTTTGTGATTGGAACAACGAACCTAATGTTGGTTGTTTAGTGACACGTGCAGATGTGGTACCTAGAATAAAATCATATGTTTTAGCTACATGGACATTGTAATTTGTAGATTCTGCTTTTAGCACAATCGCATATTCACGACCTGGAGATAAGAAAAGAGGCTCGGTAAAGGTAAACTGTGTGGCCGCCGCTCTTACTGATGCCATATCGTTACCATCTACTGGCAAATTAACATCTGCTGGCAATAACACTGAGTTAGCAAGAACCGTTGTAGTGGGGTAACCATTTTCTACAGTAACAATTTCGCAACGCACTGGTACTGTATCGTCTTTGGTTGCAAAATAAATATTAGTAGATGCCAAAAACATCCCGTTTTGATATTCTACCCTATCAATATAAAATGTCTGGGCTAATGGATCACCCTGACCGCCCCCAAACCCGCCAAACCCGCCAAACCCGCCGCCGCCGTTGTCGGCGACAGGCTGCGGAATTTGAGTTAACTGTAGAATATCTACCGATCTTGTTGATACAAAAGTTCTTTGTCTTGTTTCAATTGTACCTGTTGCCGTATATCTTGATTTGCTAAACGATATAGCATTGGCTTCTTTATTTCCAGTTACATCTAAAAGTTTAAATTCTGAAGTTCCCGTCCTAAATCTAATAGCTTCTGTAGATGGCAAAAAGAATGAACCAATAATTTCACCTGTAGCGTCACTTACCAAATTAGTATTACCGTCTGGGTGCGAAGACGTTTGAGAGAATTGGTTGCCAAAATCAGTAGTAGTAGAACCAAAAAGCGTAAAAGTGGTTTCTTCTCTACACCACGCACCTACATCTACGTTATTAAAATAGGGGAAGAATTGTGTGTTAGGGCGTAATCCAACAGTTTTAAAGTGGATTTTCTTAGATCGCATGAAAGGTGCTACTGAAACATCAATAACAGCTGTTGATACAAGCCTTCTAGTTGTAACATCTGATAAGACTCTTGACGACGCAGCTGCAAATGTTGTGCCTCGTCTTATCGTGGTAGTAGTACCACCATTTACTTCAACATTTGTTGCAAATCTTGTTTCAACCCATTCATCTGATGATGGTGATAATTGTGTATAACCAGTTTGCGTAATAACCGCAAATGGGTTAATATTCATTGTTTCTGTTGCAAGATTCTGATTTACAAATGTACTAGTCGTGTATGGTAGAGTAAGCAAATCACCAGACCGGGTTATAGTATTGGTAACATCACTAGAGTCATAAATTAATCTAATATTATTTGATACGAACGGCGGGTTCAGCGTATTGTCCTGTGGGTTCATCGAAGCTCTGTATCTGCTACCAGTCTCAGCGAATGCCATACCAGAAAAGTTATCAGCAAAGAACCCAGATTTAGTTCTAGGATTACCATTTTCGTCTAACACTAATTGAATTGCTGTACTATTTTCTAGTATTGATAGTGTAGTATATTCTTCAAGATTGACAATTCTTTTTTCAAGATCGCCAATATCTTTCATTGTATAACGCTTATGATTTACAAAAGTCGTTGCTAAATCAGAATCAGATACAGTGTATGGGTTTAATTCAAATCTATAAAGCTCCATAGTCCCTGAAGGTGCTTCAGGGAATGCAGGTATAAAGTCTGGAACACCTTGAATATATTTTGCTTCGGCTCTATTTGTTTTAACGTCAGCTTCAACGCGTTTAATAACAAGTATGTCGTTCCTAGGCAAATAATAATCTGCATCTAAATCAATTGCGTTTGTGTTTTGTGGCAATAAAGAAATAAAATCTTGACTAGCAACAAAAGTTCCAGTAGAATCTACACTCGGCCTAAAATCCAAGACATCAGTTAATGGAACAACTTCACCGTCATTCTTACGATGACTTGGAATATCCGCATAGTCAATACCTGCGTAAGAGCTTACATTAAAGAAATGGCCTGGATCATGAGCAAAATGTCTATATTCAATATACACATTAGCTGTCGGAATTGCAGATCCAGTTTTTTGGATTAAACGACCGCGCGCATAGAAATTATCTCGTTGGCCGTTATCAAACGTAAAGCTTTCGCTTAAATCCCTGCCTGATGCCGTATTTAATTTGACATTTAAAACATCAATTGCATCAGCACGGTCAAAGTTTAGCCACTGCAAACCATTGCCGTCAGAGTCAGCATCGCCTGGCCATGCTTTTGTAAGAGTCCTAGTTTCAATACTTTTTGCTCTAGTTACTGTAGTTGAAATATCAACCATAGCAATAAGCTCATAATCAGTAGAATTTTCAAGACCAGTAATGTTAACAGTAGTGCCAGTTGGCGAACCAGCAAGTGCAAATGTCGCAGATGTATCTGAAACACTACCATCTAATTTTGTGATAATCCAATCGCCAGTGTCAGTAAACGTTAAGCCTGAACCACCAAAACTGCCAGCAGACAGCGTGTATGTACCACTGCCACTTGATTGAAAAGAATATCTTCTTTGAACTTGAAGAGTATTTACGACTACACTACCGCTCGTTGGTCTTGTGTTTGGCAGTTTAAACAAAAGCGAATTATTAGCAGTTTCTTTAAGTAAAACAATACCATCGGTTAATTCAACATCAAAATATGAAGAAGTACTAGTACCTATACTTTTAGTAGAAGAAAAGCTCTGGCCGGCATTAACTTTAATATCAAATAGGTAATATCTAATTGTGCTTTGATTACGTTCAACTGCTCTTACTCTGGCTGTACCAATAGTGGCACCACCGTAACCTTTTCCGTCCCGTAAATCAAGTTGTGCAAAACTATCAATATTAGGCAAACCAGCACAACCACCATCAGAGTCTTGATTTACAAAATTGCCATACTGAGCAACAACATTTTGCCCTACGACAGATGTAAAGGTCTGCGCCTTAGGAATCGTTAGCGTCGTTATTGGCACCTCAAGGCGATAACCTTCAACATAGCTAATACCATCAGAGATATTCAACGTTAAATTAGAATCATTTAAAGCCTCAAACCTAGCAGTAATTGGATTAACTATATAATCACCAGACTCTTCTTCAGTCCGCTGTGCCATTAATTCGGCAATTTTGTTATATTCGTTACTTCCAGTGGATTCACCAGAAACTTTTCCATTCACAACCCTAGCAACATATAAAAAATTATCAGCAGAGTCTACTTGGTCTCTAGTAGTAAGGGTGAGTCTAATTCTGTATCTATCAGCGCCTGGTGCAGCAGTATTAGCAATTGCGCCTTGGTTATCATAAAGCGCAGAATTATCAGCAGCTGTTACAATATCCTCTGTAATACGAAAACCTAAGTCAGCAGTCGGGTTGGATGTGTATTTGCTAATAAAAAACGTTTGTTTTTCAGCATATACAAAATGATCTTTTGTAAAATATTCACCAGCTGCTACAGCACCAATAGTACCAACACCAGCAGCACCTGATGCCTCTAATGTTAATGTATAAGTTCCATTACTAATATCAGTGCCGTTTGGAACTCTAATTGCAACATCGCTGCTTGGTGCATCAGCAGTATCAATGTATTTTACATATAGGGTTGCTGGATCACCAGACACTGCATTTGCTGCTACAACTTGCAGCACCTTAACAGTAATATTACCATCCTCTGTAACAAAATCTTCGCCTACCAAATCAACATCGGGTAATTGATTTAATGAAGTATCTAGCTTTAAAAACTCATACCCGTTATTTACTGTAATCCCGCCTGGATTAACCATGGCACCTTCATTAAATATGTTACGAGCAAATCTTCCAATCTCTGATTGAATAATAGTTTGAAGTTGAGTTAACTCTCTAGCCTGAAGTGTCTTACCACTATTAAATAGAATCCTGTAATAATTATCACTGTCGCGATAATCATCCTTATAGGTATTAGCAAATGTATTGGTTGTAAATGTCGTTGCCATGTATGATTGCCTTAGAATGTAAGAATAACTTTGATGTCTTCAGTTTGAGCAGCATCTCTTAAAATACGAGCTCTATTCTCTATGTATAATAGATCTCCAGAGAAGCCGTCTACCTGACCACCAAATCCGGCACTGTCTTGCCCGTACACAATATTTGCACTACCGCCGCCGTTGTCCGTAATTGCTTCGCCATTAGCAAACTTACCAAAACCAGTAGTTTCGTTTTGATGATAGAATATAGTATTACCACTAATTTCATTAATATAAGCAGCAGCTGAATCGCCAGACACTAGGTTATTAACCGCCAGTGATCCTGCATTATCAACGCTAAACGCCCTTAGTATCTTGCCTGACGCTTCATCATACAAACCATCGCTATCTTTATGTTCAAGGTTTTTAAGTAATAAAATTTGTCTAAAATCTTGATTAACTAAAAAGTTTCCTGATTCTGCCCCGGCCGGTTTTGACATAACCATTAAAGAAGTTGACAATAAGTCTTTTACTGGATCATAACCAATGCCTTCAATTGATGAAATAATAGATTGACCTACAGCTGCAGTTGTTGGACTGCCACCGCTGAATTCAACACTACTATAAAGATAGCCGCTGCCTAATGAAGCACTTTCGTCATTCATCTCAATTTTTACAACTATTCCATTATCTATCGTTGCCGTGGCTTGGGCGCCACTGCCATTACCTCTAAATACTACGGTAGGTGCGCTAGTATATCCACCGCCTGTATTTGTAATTGAAACACCAATAATCTGGCCGCCTACTGCTGCTTCTTTTACTAGCGCTTGTTGGACCTCAAAGATGGTTAAACCGGGTGTTCCAGAAGAATCAGTAATAACTTGGGCTGGTAAGTAATTTGATGACAAAAAGTTATTTGCTTTTGTTGGGCTCAACGCATATAAGAATTTCCACCTATAACCGTCTGCCGTTTCGAATGCCTGTGTTTGAATAATCCCGGCATTAGTGAAATTTGGCTTAACAATAGAGTTAACTGGAACTCCTAGTAAGTTAAGGCCCTGTTGTAGGCAAATATATACCTCGTTGTCTTCTGTAAGCACATAATGCGGGTTAGCCGGAACATCATCGTACCTATCGCTCCAAGCAGAATACACGTTACCAGATGACCAATTATACCTAGGCGATACAAATGATGCACCACCTGTGGCTATTTGCTTTACCGATTGAAGATTTGCTCTTGCAATTCTTTCGTCTTTTGCCGACTTGGTCGGAACTGTTGCGGTATCGCTTGAGTCATACTGGTCTGATTTACCGATTCCAATAAAATACTTATTAGATCCTGCTGTATCTAGAATATCTGCTAAAAGAATATTAGCCGCTTGTCTTCTCAGCGTATCAGTAATAATTGCTGCCATTTTTATTTCCTATTATGCTATTGTTGCGCCGTAATGCCCAGACACATACCAATTAGTGCCATCCCATACAAGTGTTGCTGAATCATATTGATCCAAGGCGAATGTAGTGCCTTGAGCAAAACTTGCTGGCGTGATTGTTGCGATACCAACACCTTTGTTAGTAAAGATTTTAGATTCGCCGATTGTTGTACCATTTGCTAAAGTAACTGCCAATGCTGTAGCTTTATTACAAATAATGTATGACGTGTTTGCAGATGTTGCACCGTTTGCTGTAATTTCAGTAGATGAAAATGCAACTTTGTTTAAACGAACGGAACCACTACCCTTTGCATCAAGCCTTAAGTTGATATTTGTATCACCGCCCGTTGCACTAACAATAACCGGATTGCCGACCGAATTATTTGAAACTGTAATTTCATTTACTGCCGATGCAATGCTTGTAAACTTAATTAACTCATTGCTATTTGCATCGTTAATAGTTGGTGCCGTAATCGTTGGTGCACTAATATTAGGAGCGGTTAGCGTTTTATTTGTTAGTGTCTGCGTTGCCGAGGTAAGTACAATTGTGCCACCAGCATCTGGCAGTAGAATTACTCTATCGGCGGTGGGGTTAACTACTGCTAACCGTGTTTCAAAATCATCTGTACTAGAACCTTCAAATGCAATTGCACTATCCTCTAAAAAAATTTGTGAATTAAGTGAATTACTATCACCAATCCAGTTGAAAATTTCTATAAAGTTATCATTAATTTTCTGGCCAACAGTGCGTAATGTATCACCCGTGCCATCGTTGGCTGTGGTGCCTACATTAATATTTTTTCTAGTCATATCTTATTCCGTTTAGATAAATCAATTTATATTTATACTAATAAGTTGAATCGCTGGTGTAACGAGTAAACATATCCTTGTCCATAGTTTCTAAAGTTAATGAGAAATCAGGTCGCACGGTAGCTGAATCATCAAACGTAAATGAGTTTGGACTGAGCATACTAGCAAGATTAGTATAAAATCCATCTAGTTCTAGTAATGTTAGGTCAGCAAATGTACTAACGATCTTAGACATATCGAATCTGTAGTCAGCTAATGCATCACCATTTGAATCCCACAACGCTGTAGTTTCAGTAAATACAGTATTTAATGTAATGAAACCTTCTGATGATAAAACCAACGATGTTACAGGTACTGCTAATGGATCTTCGCTGAAACTAGCTATATTAAAATCATTTTCAGATTGAATTACAACCTGGCCTTCATAGTAAAATCCGGCCGGGTGTACAAATTTTAAATATAACTCGCGCCAATCAGCCGTTGCAAATGCTGTTTTAATTAGTATAGAAAAGGTTTGATACAAGGCATCATTTTGAATAAACTTTAATGAGTCATAGCCTATTTTTGAATCGCCTATTGTAAATAGGTCTTTTTTCGGGTATTCGACACTAGCGTTTTCGCCAAAAAAACCTCTAAAAAAACCTTCAAGAGAAGCAAGAGAACCTTTTACTCTATAAAACTTAGCTAATAGAGTAGCCATCAATCTTGGATTGTCAAAGAAGCTAGATGATTTTAAACCATTACCAAACTCCTGAACAAGAAAATCTAAGCTTCCAATATCTGTCTGCGCTGGATCTCTTGCCACAAATAAATTATTAATTTGTGTTTTAAAAGAATCTTTGTTATCACCTTCTAAATATTCATAGTATTTTTCTAAGAACAAAATTAAATTAGGATACGATTCTTCATAGTACTCTGGTAGTACCTCTCGTATTTTACTTTGAGAGAAACTTAAATTTCTTCTATCTAAATCTTCTGCTGCATTAATCATGAGAGAGTTACATTAGTATTTTGATAATCAATTTGAGCCTTAGCGAATGAAAGACCATCATCAATATCTATAATATAATTTCTCAATGGTCTAATTGTAGACTCATTACCTGGTACTGCTGAAACTTTAATGATATCATTTACTGCGGCTTCCGGGTTAAAACCAACTAGTGTGATAGTACCTGTACTTGTAGTATAATCGCCGACGTTGTCTAAAAGCACGTTGCCGCCGATTGTTTGTATCTGTAAAATATTTGTACCAAGCCTGTTGCTGATTATAGCGGTTTGTCCTAAAAAAGTAAACCTTGATGATGTTACTGATGCGGTAACTACATTTGGTTCTGCTATTGCTACAGGATATGATAAGACAAAGTTATTCAACGCACCAAATGTTGGCGCAATTCTTAATTGCATTTTAACTGCAATCCTAGAGTTAAGAACGGCTTTACTTACAGCGTCAATCAATGCTAGTGCTGATGATCTTCTAAATACTGCGCCAAATTTCTTTAGCTCTTCGTTAAAGTACTTTTGAATTATAGTTGTCACAGCAGACTCTGTTGTTCTAACAGTAACATTAGTTAAGTCTGGGTCAAAATTAAATCGAGTAGTAAGTTCTAGATATACAACTACAGGATCAGCAAAAACAGTATCAATAGACATAATCGCCAAGTTATTAGTTAGATTAGTAACAATCGAATCTTTAATTACTTGTTTCTGAGCATCAGTGACGCCGTCATTAAACTTTAGGCCTACATATGTTCTACCGTAAATAGGTGGTGTGTTATCTTGTCCACCCCAAGCGGTTACATCGGCAATAGATGATGAATAATTAGTTAATATCTGGGCTCTATAATCTTCAGCTGTAACCATGCGCTGCTGTGAAGCAAAAGCAAGTGATGCATTTTGTTTGATTGATGTAATACTTTCACTAATACTGCCGCCAGTTGATGCTGCAAGTGTTGCGACAGAAATCGGGTATTCTATACCTCCAGCACTTATATCTGTCTGAGAATTAAAAATGTCTGCACCGTTAGCTTCATTTCCAGATGACGCCAGATATGACACCACAATCATATTCCCAATCAATGGAGTATTGCCTAAAACACTACCATCACCAAAATTTAGTTCGAAATACCCATTAGGTACTTCTTTCACTTGGTAAAAGTAACTTGCAGCATCAATCCTAATTGCTTTATTTAAATTAGTATATGCAGTAAATCGCGTGCTTATTGTTGTGTCATACACGTTCACCTTAACGGTCTCCGTATCGATATCTTTATCAGGTATCACATACACTTGTTGATCTGTAACATCTCCAACAATAAATGTTTTTGTTCGCACCACGCCTTCAGCGATTTGCAAATTTTGATTATTATTCTCATCTACAAATACGTATTCGCCTGAACCGTCGTCTGTTGCAATATAATTTTCTAGTGTCTGGAAAACGTATGAACTACCTTCAATGGACGTATTAAATTTGCTAAAGGCTGGCAGTGTAATTATATTAGGCCGTGTGCCAGCTGTAATAAGCACATTTAAATTAACAGTAGCCTTTGATGAAGTTTTTGATCTTGGTGAGTAGCCAAGCATTTCTGCGTGTGATACAACTGATGATCTCAACTGAGACGAATTTAAAAATGACTCATTCAACGCAAAGTTTGCGATCAGGCCATTTAAATGTGTATTATATGCTAAAACATCTAATATGTTAGATAAACCAGATGCTTCAAAATCATAATCAGCAAATTCACCTTGCTGTTTAAAATAAGAAGTCAGGTTTGCTTTAATCGTGTTAAAGTCTAAATCTGATGATTTAATGGTGGATTCCGATGCCATTTACCGTGTCCTTGCTAATGAAACTTCAACGGAAGTTATTTCTGATGTTGCTACAATTTCAAATACTACCGTCACTTTTACTTCGTATGAATCTGGAAAAATATAAACCTGTATATCCAACACTCGTGCTCTTGGTTCATAGTTTTCAATTGCAAGAACGATGTGATCTTTAACATCTTGCTCATCAAACTCTGATGACAATTCAAATAAGAATTTACTTAATTCGCCACCATAATAAGGTTCAAACGGCTTTTCAGTTCTATTTGTAAGCAATAGATTTTTAACCGCTTGCTTCACAGCTGCCGCGTTTGTTTTTTTATAAATCTCGCCGGTTGTTTTAGGTGTAAAGGATAAATCAATATCCTTATATTCCCTTTTACGCGCTACTAATATAGACCGCGTAGAAATATTTCCGTCTTCGATTGAAAAAGCTTTTGTAACCATAGATAGTATTTATTAGATTTCTAGTATTTCTACTAGCTCATTTGTGCTTTGTACGTAATTATTAAAGGTTGTTTCAATTTTATTTTCATATTTCACAATCCAAGGAGCAATAATTTCTGGCATAACAATAGCTATCTGAGCATTTAATTCACCATTTGGATCATAGGAATCATAATCTAAAATAAGTTTTTCAAACTCAATATGGTCTTTTAAAAATACTGCTAGATCAAATGTTTTTTCTGGAGCATTGTTACCGTCCTCATCAATAAGTTCGTATACTACACATTGCCCATTTGCCATGAGGCTATTAGTACTTCCAATATTAAGTACTTCTCCTGGCGCAGGCCTATATAGACCCTCAGCAACAGTTAATCTATAATCAGCAAACTTACCTCCAACATTTTCAGCAATAATTTTTACTACCTGTGCTTGTAAATAATATTGCTTTGCTAACTTTAGCCTTTGTGATGTATCAATAATATGATTCATAGTTTGTTTATCGCCATAACCACCTAAAAACCTACTCATGCTAATGCCGGGTGCTAGTCGCGTACGTGCCGTAATAACCGATTGGTTGACTGGGTTGTACGCAGCATCTGGGTTAATGATCATTTACTATACCTCTTTGTCAAATCACCTCTGTTACCGATGGCGATAGAACCTCTTTGGGGTGATGCATCAAGGCTTACGGTGCGGCCAATTTTACTCGGTGCTGCTTGAATATATGCAGGGTTTAATTTACCCTCGGCAATCATAGCACCAATAAATTTAGAATTAGCCAATGTATTTTTATCTCTTAGTTTAGATCTAACTTCAGATACTGTAAGTTCTCTATTTGCGACGCCACCGTATTCATTAGTTTTATCTATAGTATCTTTTAGTACATCACCTGGATCAATCGAAACTTCCTTTACGCCAAATGATGATTTATGCAAATAATCATCCATAATATCTGCGGTGGGTTCGACGGTAGCTGTTGTATCATGTGTGGGATAATTTGCAGAACCTGGAGCTCCGAGCGCGCCAGCGATGTTTGCGCCACTTGCTAAATCAGCCAGAGCAGCCTCATCAGCTTTACCATTTAAAGTGCCGTGGAACGTATCACCCCAATATGATTTGCCGTAGTGAATAATATTATCGCCACCAATAGTGCCAGTGTTGCCGATAAGCGTTAAACTCTCGGCCCCTATGTTGATATTGGGTGAAGATATGCTTGCAACGTTTTCAGCAGTAATCATAAACTCATCACCACTGTACAGTTCAAAACCCCCTTCAACGATTTGTTTTGTATCACCTTTGATAACCTTATTGGAACTACCTAAAATAGTTTCAGTTTGCTCACCGCCGATAAATGTAGATTGGTGTTCTGTAATAACTGTTTTTTGCGTTTTACGGACTATTTTCTTATGTGACCCACGAATCTCTTCGTTATTATTACCACCGGTCGTGACGTTAAAGTCGCCGCCGACGACGAGGTCAAAGTTACCAGCGACCTGTAGTGATAAGTTACCATTGTATACTAATTCACCATCACCATCGACGATCACCTTTTCATCATGGCAAGTAACTCGCACAGTATTGCCTACTGAACTAAAGATCATTGTACCATCTGATCTCATCTCTACACCAGAACCCGTCCGATGTCTAATTAAAATTCTTTCAGAACCTGGTGTATCGTCATACTCAGTGATATGACCACTGGCAGTTTGCGTTACCTGGTTGTTAGGATAACCTGATGGTGCTAGTGGTTTTAAATCTAGCGATATGTTTTTGTAACCACCACCTGTGTATACTCTATTGATTTTATAACCGCGTGCTGCCTCGTTTGTTGATGCAACATTTATGTATGATCTATAAGGATATTCGGCATTAGTATCGGTAAAACCATCATTAGGGTTTTCTATACTTTCTGGTACTGGTATCTCATCATCCATAATAATTACCTTTCATTTTCATTTTTTTGATTTCTTTCAGCCGCAGCAAGTCTGGTTTCAGCTTGTTTTAATTCACCTTCTTTTGCTGAAATTTGTGATTCCAATGATGCCAATTGACTAGTGTATCCGCTATCAGATAATACTCCAACTTTAGAAGCACCAGGTTGTTGTGCAAAAAACCTATCACTTTCTAATTTACTTCTCTTAGCTCTTAAAGAAAATAATTCTTTCCTGACTTTATTTCGATTGGTGCGTTCTTCACTTACAGATTCAAATTTCTTAACAGGTTCTTTGTTAGGTGTTTCCTCTGTAAGTGTTGCATTACATTCTTCAAACTTCTTCTCTAATTCTGCTATTTCTTTTGTAAGACGTTCATATAATATTTCATCTTCCTCTTGCGCTGCAGCAGTCGTTGCATCTGCAAAAACGTTTTTGCCAAGTGCTGCGTCAAACCGTGTACCGCTAGCATTTGCTCGTTTTTGCATTCGCTGACTGGCCCCGCTTTTTTCATCTATTTTATTTTCTATTTGCTTAGACCACATTTCCATGTTATCTTCACAATTTTTTGATTCAACAAAAGTTGGCTTTGGTTTTTCACCAGTCTCAGGGTCTGCTGGTTTTTTAGGAGGCGCTACAGGCTTTGTTACAACCGGAGTAATTGTGGGTTTTACAACCTTAGCAGGTATCGCATTATTTAATTCAGTAGGTAACAACACACCTAGTTTATCTTCAATACGTTTGTTCAGCTCATAATTGCCAGTATATGATGTTTCCCAACCAAAACGCGTATTGGTCCATTCCCTTACATCAAAGTACGGTTGTCCAAATACAGGTTTATCTGGGACACCATCGATGTATGTATCAATCATGCCGAAACCTTCGCCACCAGGTATTGCTGCCTCAAATGCTTTGCAAAACATCTCAAATGTTTCCCATTGCTTAGGTGTATATTTTTGGGATGAACGATACAGATCTCTATTTACACTTTTATCGATTGGCTGATCTAAATCTAAGCCACCTACGAAATCAATTGTGATAAGCCTGGTGGTAAAACCACTTCTAACTTTATTACCGCCATCCCAGATTGGAGTGATTAGTGGACGACCTCTTTGTAGACTACCATCTCTTCTAATATAATAATGCGCCTGAGTACCGCCGTGTTTTGCAACAAAATCCTTTAGAAATGTTGTATCACTATTACCTAAACGATCACCAAGTGTTTTAAGATATGTAGATGTATTATAAATTCTAACCTGCGCATTATGCATAACATCTGCATAATTACTTACATTTAGCGATGTGTTGGTAGCACCTACTAAAAAAGCAGTAATAGGTCTTTTGGCAGAAATGGTTCTTATTTCTGCTTCAAGCTCTTCTTTTGAATTTACATAAGTAAAATAATCTCTAGGCAGTGTATCAACACCGTTAAATGATTTTAATGCTTCACTGTTATCAAGTTTTGTAGAAGGTATGGTTGATTTAACACTTGGAGACGTAAGTGTGCTTTTATCAATTGCTTTTGATAAATTAGTACTTCCATCTTGCTTAACAACCTCTACAGGTTCTAACTTAGGCAACTGAGTTGTTAACTTAAAGTTGTTAGGATCTAGTTGTGTTTTTGCACCTACATTAGATATTAAACCAGCGCCAGGAAATCCGCCTGGAATGGATGGTACCGCTCCAGGTAATGTAGGTACTGTTAAGTTAACTCCTAACGCCTTTGAGGCAAATGCAGTTAGCGATTTATTTAATAAAAAATTACGTTGGGCTTGTGTTGCATCAACTATCGTCTGCGATGTATCAATATTTACTAAAGCAGGTTTCGATGCAACCGACCCAACATTTGTTGTATTTGCATTGAGCTGACCTTTTTTTAATACACCTGCAACAAGACCGGCAACATTACCTAATATGTTGGCAAATGGGTTACCAGCTGACCCACTAAACGCACTAGACAGTGTGCCAAACGGATTAGCAAGATTATCGTTGTTCTTTTGAGTTACTTTCGTGACATTAGCTGCCACTTTCTCGGAAACATCCACGTTAAAATTTTGTTCAGCAACTTCGCCGTTAGACGATGTTGCCTTCATCTTCGTTTTAATTGCTTCTGGTGTTGCGCCAACAGTTGCAGTTAAAGTCTTTTCAATCCCTTTAGGTGAACCTTGAGTTACTGCTGTTGTTAAAAACCCGTTTGATGCAGTCTTACCGGTTAGTGTTGTAATCTCAGTTATTTTACCTGACGTTCTAGTAACAGTGAGACCGTCACCATCAACGGCTGCAGTCATTATCACCAGCGAAGGCTGTGATGTGACGGTCTCGCCTTCATCTGTACTTGATGTAAGTGATTTAAAACCGCCTGCAACTGAATTAATTTGTGTGCCGAGTACAGAACCTTGTGTGGCCTCTCGATCAGCCATTGCAGTATCACCGGTGTTTTGCAAAGATTTTGCATTTATTTTCTTAACAATTGCGCCTAAATCTAAATTAAACTTATCCTTGCTAAAAAGGCCTGATGCTGCACCAGTTAAGCTATTGTTTAACTTCGAATTTCTATCAATCTGCGCCTCAGCCTCAGCGCGTGTCATGCCAGGGTTACTAGCAATTACTTGGTGTATATCCGCTTCTCTATCGTATTCAGCCATTATTAGTAATCCATTTTCTCAAGAAGTTCTCTTGCATATTTCTGACGCTTCGGTATGTTGGCTTCATGCGCACCAGGTCTTTCATATTTAAGACAAAATATTTCTACAGCTTCATCTACGGTTCTAGAATTTAATATGCCTTTTTTACCAAAGTAACTATATGTATCAAGTTCATATTTGATGAATAAACATTGCGCGAGCACGCTGAACCATGGTATATTTCTTTCTGCCGAAAAGTTTTTCATATTATCTCTTCGGTTTTCCCATTTGGTATTTAGCCATTGCGCAATACCTGTTGCACCGATTGAATTTACAATCGCTGGTTGTATATCTCCGCCGAAACCAGACTCTTGTAATAAGTTTCCCACAATACCTGCCGATTGCATTGGTGTGTATCCACCACCTTCTGGCGTTAAGAAAAAAGTAAATGCCTTTTCAGAATTAGATTGACCAGGTAGTTTCTCATCAATAGGACATTGCAAGTATGTCGTACGCCCATTACTAGTTATAACCACTGTTGGGGGTGCACCAGTCGCTGACATAGGTTGTATATAAGAGCCATTGCCTAAAGAAGATAGATCTGCTCTTGAAAGTGAAGTGCCCCTTTGGGTTTCTGGTTTTACATTTCCAGTTGTTATATCAAGTACATTTCTTTCTGCAGTGGCCGCAGCGCTTAATGATTCTATTTTTGGAATTGATCCCATCACTAAAGGCAATTGTGAATTTTTGCCGTCTAAGAAAATGCCAAACACTTGGGATTGCGGTTTAATACCTACATTATTACCAAGTCCAGACACACCACCTTCAGTGACAGGCAAAACTGTTTGTGCCCATGGTAAATCGCCTTGTGGAATATCAATTATATTAGACGTGTGAATTCCATGTATTCGTACTTTCACCCGACCAAGTTGCAACGGGTCATTTACATCAAGAACAATCCCGATAAACCACCGTGTTTCGTCGCCATAATATTCGCTATATGCGGATGGAATTGTCATTATTTAACACTCCCTAATTTTGCACCAGACATCGCTATATGATACCCATCGGTAGTAAACTTATGTCGGCTAGCAATGATTAAATGGTCACCTGATTGTTTAGCATCTTCGCTATTGGTACCATCAGTATTAGAAGACACTTTTAAATAAATTACTCTTCCGATAGATGTATTGTGGTATCCATCAATAAAATCAAATCCGTTTATTGTCCAGCTCGATACTGATTTTAATAAAAAATTCCACATAGATTCTGAAACAATTTTTCTTTTATAACCTTCAGTAGTGTCTTCTTGATTATAAGATAAATCCTTATTATAACTTTCAGTCATATACGCACCAGAAGACATTACTTGTGCTATGGTTCTAGATTTGTATGTACTCAATGACTCATTGTTGTATTTAAATTCAGAATCAAAAGGTAGCATCCGCAGGTTTTTTGTTACAAGTGCAGCTTTATATTTTAAAAGTGCATCAGCATTTACATCAAAATTAAATTCTTTTGGTCTACCAGTCATTGTGTCAATTGATATATGTTTGCTACCAACCACGCCACCTGCAATTAAAGAGTGCAAATCGTCGTTATTAGAATAATCGTAACTGAGTACCGTGCGTCTTTGAGCTACAACACTAGATCCAGTATTTGCTTGAGATTGATCTGTGCCGAATGGCGCAGTGTTCATTGCGTTTTGATCCATCAACGATGTTAAATCGGTGAACACTAGATCATCACCTACTAGGGTTGAATACAAGTAAAATGGAAATCCTAATGAATTTGTTGCTTTACGTTTAATCCATTGTATAGCACTAAGAGGCGCTAAGTTAGGAATGATTACTTTAAATTTACGTTGAAAATCCTCACCGACTTGTGAAATATTTTTTCTTAAATAAGAATCTGCAATACTACTAATAATTTCACCGCAAGTGCCATTGTAAGATTTATTCACATTATGTAAAGCTGAAATAAAAGCCACATCTTCAATAAGACTTAGTGATATAACTTCGTTTGCATTATTAACTCTTTTCGCATTGTTAACTGCTTTTATATAAAATGTTTTTTCTATTGGGAATGTTTCAGGTTTAGTTGACTGAATGGTAACAGTGATTTTTTCACCGCCAATAATATCAACACCGCCTAAAATACTATGTGAATCAATAAACACAAGATTGCCGGTTAAATACGGGTTCGTAATATTTTCAAATATTTCTAATTCTACAGTCACCGGCGCTAAATCAAATTCTTTATTGGCGATTCTATCAGTAGTAAGTACAATACTTGAAAAGTAAAAGCTTTTATTGCTTAGACTAGGATCACCGCTTTTAATTGATGCCATTTATGAATTTCTCAACGCATCGTTAAATGCATCGTATACTTGTGTGATAACATTGGCCTTTAGTACTCTTATTTCTTTTAACTTGTCATTAACTCTGATGTATCTATCCAAATGAGTTATTTCTGTCAGTGTGGCACCAGGACCTACTGTAGGATCAAAATCGACGTGTATTCCATCAACATTTTCATAATGATGTGCTGATAAGTACTCGTCGCCGATAGAATTTAATACAATATTTTTACTAATAAAAGGCACACCGTCAATGAATGGCGTTTCACTAGTAGTAACTAATGTCTCTCCTGTTTTAAAAGTGCCAGAAACATTATTAATCACCAATTGCCCTAGGTCAATATGCCTGTGATTAACAGTTGCTGTAGCACCAGAACTTAGTCCTTGTATAGTCTCTCCAACTTTAAATACTGATGCCAATAGATTTCTAGTAGTAATAGTTGTATTTGGAAAATCTTTTAACGTTTTATTATACAACTCCCTATTAGACAATGGCCAACCTTGCTCACGAATATTATCATTCAAGGCAAAAAAGGTCCAATAATAATCAACAGTACCATATAGCTTAAACGAGGTTTGATCAGGCCGCTCTCTATCTTGTATATGATAATATGTGTAAGCAGAAGCATTGTCTTTTATGGCATCAAAAATCTCAACATATGTTGAAATATCTTGAACTGTATTTGTTGTATCTTCATCGCCAAACCGATATAATGTTCTGGGAAAATTATTAAAATACGTAGACATTAATATCCATCTCCTTGATCAAAACTGACAATGCTGGTCTCACCGCCTGGAGGGCCACCAAATTGGCTCTTAGCATCTGAGCTAACATCTGCTCTGCTGATTGTTGTATGTTCTGTAAATACTAATGATAAATCAATTTCTGTGGGACTGCCATCAGCATGAAAACTTGCTGCTGATGGATTATACGACGTTTGTACATTCCTGAGGTAACACATCTTGATTTTTGAGCCTACATCTTTACCTTTATATTGAACTCTAATTTTAAAGAGATCAGGATATCTATAGCCAATAGCGACAGGTCCTGCATAAATTGCTTCAGGGTATGCATGTATTCTGAATGTCCTAATAATATCAGCAATCATTCTAGATTCTTCTGCTGAATACGGAATAAATTTAAATTGAAAAGAAAATTCTCTTAATGCCACACCACGGAATGTCGCTCTCACATTAGGGTTTACTACGACACGTGCAGCAATGCTACCTGCTGCTTTTAGGCCTGCTGACAAAGGCGCAACAGCAACACCACGGGCAAATGCAACCCTTGCAGCATTTGCACCCATTCCCTGTTTAAACAAATCAGTTACAGAGGTCGTGGCAGCGTTTAATGCTGCACCTAGCGCAGCGCCCATTTCACCAGTTCGTTCTAGGCCGTTTAAAGCAGCAGCACCGCCAATACCAAGCTCAGCATTATCATAACCAATCATATCGTTTACCACATATGATATTGGCATATTCAATATAATTTTTTCCTCTGGCATCGGAGTGTATGTGACTATACTCTTTGTGCTATTACTTGATTCTTGTGCCGCTGGTTGTTGGGCAGGCCCGCGGCCAGGTTGAAATCTTCTTTGTTGACCTGCAGAATTAGGTCCGCCAATACCAACGTCACCAGAAGCAGTTATGTCTGGGGTGTTTTCGGATTGTTTAAGATCATCAGACATATCTCCGGCAAAAAGTCTAAAGTCAGACCAATTCTCACCTGTAATTGCAAATTTTGGTACATTCACTTCAATGGGTAAAAATGAGATTTTACCTTGAAACCTATCAGCGTTGTGAATAGGGTACACGTAAGGCCCATAAGATTTTGTTTTTGCTGCTGGAGACGATATTACGCTTACAGCTTCTTCTTTCTGTAGCGCAGTTGATGTTCTATCTCCAGGGGGCACGTGTCCTCTACCTGGTTGAAATCTTATTGTGTTTTGAGGCGGAAAGTCCATTTTATCTTTCTAATAAATAATTCAGAATTTACTTTTAAATATTTATAGGGTTTTAAAATAATTGTGGCATATTCAGGTAGATACAAAGTAACAAATAAAGAAAAGTATAGAGGCGATCCAGGTAAAGTAGTATATCGTTCTATGTGGGAAAAACATTGTTTTAAATGGTGTGACATATCGGCTGAAGTATTAGAGTGGAGCTCCGAAGAAATCATCGTGCCTTATTACTATGATATCGATAAAAAATACCATAGATACTTTCCAGATTTAAAAATAAAAATGTCAAATGGAAAAGTTTACTTAATCGAAATAAAACCAGATAAAGAAACTCGGCCTCCGGAAGGCAAACGCAAAACAAAACAATACATAGGTGAAGGCTTAACATATATAAAGAATATAAACAAATGGGAAGCTGCCAAATCGTATGCCAAGGATCGTAATTGGGAATTTCAGATATGGACTGAAAATACACTTCGTAATATGGGTATCATGCCAAAAGCTCAGCCAGGTAAATTAAAACCTTTAAAGCCTCTAGCTCCTTACAAACGTCGCAAATCCATATAAATATCCGTATGAGTCAAATATTTCAGAAATTAGAACTAGAAGCATTCCGGGCCGGTATCACGCCACGCACACGTGAATCGAGAGATTGGTTTAGAAGCAAAATTACCACAATGCGGGGTGGAAGCATTAATCGCACCCAACTAATGCGCGAGAAAGAGTTGGCATTGCAAACGCCTAAATACACTCGTGATTTAATTGGTAGAATGTTCATGTTCTTTTATGATCCAAAGACAAAAGACACACTACCGTTTTATGATAAGTTTCCATTAATTGTTATGGTAGGTCCAGCAGCAGGTGGCTTTTATGGTCTCAACCTGCATTACTTGCCTCCCATTTTAAGAGCAAAAATGCTAGATGGTCTTATGGATATTACAAACAATCGTGCGTATGATGATACCACTAAGTTTAGGGTGCGTTACCAAACATTACAGAGAATATCGAAATTAAGATTTTACGAACCGTGCTTTAAGCATTATTTGACTAGCCATGTGAAGGGCAGATTCGCTAGAGTTGAAGCCCCTGAATGGGAAATAGCTGCATTCTTACCAACAGCTCAGTGGAAAAAATCCACAGCACAAAACGTATATAAAGATTCGAGAATGAGGATATTAAAGTAATGGCTAGTATTGATCAATTAAAAGGAATGGCCTCTGCAAAACTTGGTTTTGCTAGATCTAATAATTATTTAGTAGAGTTACCTCCTCTCAGAAGTGGCGGTGGGTTATCTGGATTGCTTGGTAGTATTACACCATTTCTTCCCAGCATTCCAGGCCTTGGCGGTGGTGGAGCCGCCGCAACAACTGAAGAATTAAATCTGTTGTGCAAAAATGTTACGCTACCAGGTAAACAAATATTTACATCAAACAGGCAGATTGGTAACATCGGCGAGAAGGTAGCCTATGGTTACGGAGTTGATGACCTTCAAATGTCGTTTTATCTCTTAAACGACTATGGTGCAAAAGCGTATTTTGATGCGTGGATGGAACAGGCATATAATAGCAAAACACACGAACCAGGTTATAAAGTAAATTACGCCAAACCAGTTACCATTCATCAGTTAAGAAAACCGCTGGTGGGCTTAAGTGGAGGCCTTGGACCAATACGTATTAACATAGGCATTGGTGGTGGCAATGTTTATAGTGTAAAGCTCGTGGATGCATTTCCTACGACACTTACACAGATTGATTTTTCGAATGAACAAGATGGGCTGATTGAAGTATCAGTGCAGTTATCCTACACCACGTGGGATGTTGTAAAACCATCGCAACAGTTCTTGAGCTTCTCGTTAAGCCCTGGACAAATTTTTGGATGAAATGAAAGGAAATTATTATGGCTTTACCTATTATTGCTAACTCGGTACCCAAGTATGATGCAGTCGTACCTTCTACAAAGAAGAAGATTAGATTCAGACCGTTCCTTGTAAAGGAACAAAAAACACTTTTGATTGCATATGAGTCAAAAGATAAGACAGCAATGATCAGAGCAATGATCGATACAATTGAATCATGTGTGGCTGATGAGATTGATGTGTATAAGTTGTCAACCTTTGATATCGATTACTTGTTTGCTCAAATTAGAGCCAAGTCTGTTGGTGAAAACACACAATTGTTATTTGATTGTAATGAATGTGATACACAGAACGAAGTGAATGTGGATATCTCTAAAGCAAGGGTTGATATACCAACAGATATTGAATCAGTTATTAAAATCACGGACACCATCTCTGTGAAAATGAAATACCCTGATTATGGTTACTTTATTAAGAATATGCAAATATTTGATGATTCAAAATCAAGTGTTGAATCACTTACTGATATTGTGGTGTCGTGCATTGATACGGTGTTAACTGAAGATGAAGCAATTAAAATTGCCGATGAACCTCGTGAAGAAGTTATTACATTTATTGAATCACTTACATCTGAGCAGTTTGAAAAGATTAATAAGTTTATTGAATCACTGCCAAAGATTAAACAAGAAGTTAAATTTAAGTGTGCCAATTGCCAGCACGAAAACGTAAGAACATTGGAGGGCCTTGAAGATTTTTTTTAGTGTGCCTCTCTCATGAAACGTTGGAGAATTACTATAAAGTAAATTTCCAACTACTACAAAACTTTCACTACTCATTATCTGAGATAGAAGAAATGTTACCTTGGGAGAGAGAAATCTATTTGTTCATGCTAATGGAAGATATTAAAGAAAAGAATGACCGCAATAAAGCAGCAAATCAAGGATAAAAAATGGCCGTAACTCTATCAACCATCAATACCACATTAGTAAATCAAAACGATATTCTGCATTCAACCGATGAGGGTGTTAGGAATACATCAAATAATATTGAAAAACTAATATCATCGTTAGCTACAGACCGTTTAGGTGATCGCTTTAATAATAAAGAACAGCTAGAAGCTAATAGTGAAGCCGCAAGGAAAGTAAAGACAAAGACTAGTCAAGCCGGATCTGGTAGCTCAGGCGGTGGCTTATTCAGTGGTATTGGTGGTATGTTTAGTGGGATAGGTGCTGCTTTAGCTAGTATACCAATCCTAGGTGGATTTTTAACCTCGTTTCTAAGCTTTAGTAAATTGCTGTTGCGCTTTGGCCCATTGGCATTCATAATTGGTAGCATCATACAAGGTGCTGATACAGAAGAACTTAGCAGACTATTTACTAATTTAGAAGAAGCATTTGGAAAAATTAGTACGACTATATCT